ACTTTTTTATTATATAAACTATCTTCTAAACTTAATTGTTTATCATCTTTTCTATATAACCACATTTCATTTTCATTTTTATAATATGGTGATTTTTTAAATCTAATATCATAATCATTAAAGTTTATATGTGGAGATAGTTTTTTTACAAATTCGTCAAAGTGCATAATTTTAATTTATTATTTTATCTAGTAAAAGTTTACAATTATTAATTTCTTCTTTACAAATATTCATTACTTCTTGACTATTTATTTTTAAACCCCTTTTATATAAATCAGTAAATACAATTATTCCTTCGTTAATCCATAAAAGTTTCTTTATATTTTCATCACATTTACAATCACTGTATCTTATAGGAAAACACTCTAAACAATAATAATAATTATCTATTGCTTCTTTTTCTTTTCCATTTTCCTTAAATTCATAATTACCAGCTAAGAAAAAACCTTTATCTTCTTCTATATCTTTATACAACATATTTTTTAGGTTTTGCATTATCTATTTTTGATTGATTATCAGAAATTTCTAATTGATCAGCTTCTCTATATTTTCCTTTATCAAAAAATAATTTTATATCAGTTCCAGTTCCTCCTTGTCTTGATATATCTATTCTTAAATTTACAAGTCCTGTATATTCTATTTTTCCATTTACCTTTACACATTCACGCCATAAAAATAAAGTTATATCTGATAATTTAGCAATACTACTACTTTCTGCTAAGTGAAAATGTGTTGGTTGCTCTTCTGCTGGAAGTTTATTTATATGAGATATTAAAAATATAGTTATATTTAATTTTCTAGACATTAGTTTTAAATCTTCCATTACTTCTTGAATTTGTAAATGTTTATTAGCATGTTTTTGATTTTTTTCAATAAAATCTAAGTGGTCTATTACAACTACCTTAGTTCCATTTTTCAAAAAACTTTCTAAAATTCTATCTTCAAGCCATTCTATGGAAACTCTAGTAAATGATTTTGGTGAATATATCAAAGGAATTTCATTTCCATAATATAATTGCTCTCTAATTAATTCTTCTGGTAGTTGCTCTAAAACAATCATACAAGGATTATAAGATTCATATTTTCTCATCAAATCTATTGCTATTGTGGATTTTCCAGATTTTGTTCCTGCTGATAAAATAACTAAACGCCCTATTTCTATACCACCTCTTAATGCTTCATCAAAAGTATTTAATCCAGATATAAGCCTTTCTGGTTCTCCTTGTGCTTTTACTTTTTCTGCTATATTTATCCAAGATTCTATTTTATCTTCTCCTTCATAATATTTTAAAAGACTTACTTTTCTTTCTTCAATTATTTTTTTTTGGATTTTATTTTCTGTCTGCTCTTTAAATAATTCTGCTTTTTTTAATATTTCTTTTACTTTCATATCTATTTCATTTTCATTTTAATAATTTCATAATTTTTTAATAAATAATATGGTGTATCAAATCTTGATATAAATTTCTTATCTTCTAAACTAGACTCTTCAACTAATTCTAAACAATAATCAAGCATATTTGATACTTTTTCCACTCCTTTTAACTTAAATAATTCAATAGCACTTTTTCTCTCATTTTCACTTTCTAAAATATTCTTTGGAATAAAAATGTTATGTTTTTCAAAAATAGATATAATTTCTTTAAATTCATCATTGTTTTCTATGCAATTCTCTTCATAATCATCTTCCCATTTCTTATTATTTAAATAAGTTGAAGTCATAGGAATAAATTGTCCTTGATTTTTAATCCATTTATAATCTTTAACTTTTCTATCTTTTATATCTTGAATTATTTTTTTTTGAGTTTCAATATCTAACTTTAAGAATTTATCTTTACATTTTGGTTTATCCACTCTTCTTTTAGGGTATTCTTTCCAAAAAGAATTAAAATTATTATCTTTCTCTTCTTCGTTAGAAGAAGTAATATTATATGTATTATTATTTTTAATATTATATGTATTATTATCTTTAACTTTTCTTAATACCCCCCTTTCAGTTTTCTTAATACCCCCTTTAACTTTTCTTAATACCCCCTTTAAGTTTTTTTGGCTAGCAATATATAGTTTTCTATCAAAATTATCTTCTATTTTACTATCAATATAACCATTGTCTACAAGTTTCTTAATCCATAAACTAATAGAAGTTTCAGATACTTCATATAATTCAGCAAAATATTTATTTGAAGCCCAACAATAACCCTTTTCATTACAAAGAGCTGTTATTTCTCCATATAATAATTTTGAGTTAGGATTTAGATTTTTATCATATCTAACATTTGCTGGTATTATTGCGTAATAAGATTTTTGTTTATCCATATATTTATCTTCTATTAATTACATAATTCCAATATCTTCTAATTTGTTTTACTTCTTCTATATTCATATAGTTTTATAAGTTAAAATAAACGATTTATAATATCGCCTAGAAATTTAAATTACTTTAGTTTTTTCCTAAATTTCACCCACCACTCGTGATAGATGAGTGAAATTCAGGACACGAGTTAATCTATTCCTAGACTGATATTATTATATCATAAATAAAAAGTCAAGAAATAAAAAGTCAAGAAATAAAAACTGGGGAAAACTTTGTGTATAAAAAATAACATAACTTTTAAAAAATAGTCTTACCTAACAAAAAATAATTAAAATATGTGTTATAATATAAATAGTAATTCATAAATGTAATATTATGAAACCTAGAGTACTTCACCCATTTAGAAATACATTTCTCTCAAAACATCATCTTTTTCCAAAATGTAGAAATTTAAAACAAACATATAATCCTAAGTTTATTTTAAAATTATGGAGAGATAAGCATGATTGCTTTCATTATATATTTCTTAATTATACAATAGACGAGATATTGTCAAATTGGTATAAATATAAAAAGTATTCTCAAAGTGATGATTGGAAGATGTTATTTAATAATTTAGATTTTGAAGAATCTAGAAGATTATTAAAGAGAATGTATAGAATTAAAAGAAAGATATGATAAATAATCGTATCTTTTTTTATGGTATAATATATTTATGAATAATCAGACAAATACATTTTCAATACCAAATCCACCAAAAGATATTTTTACTAATGTTAGTAATAGAGTTTTACAAGAAGACCAAATAACATTTTTAATGGAAAAAATAGAATACACAGACGGGATAAAAGTTTTTTATAAAGAAGCTCAATTTCCAAGAAGTGGATTTCCTACTCCTGAAGCAATAGACGCTATAAATAAAGTTAAAAGATTATTAGTAAACTCTATAAAACTCAATAAAATAAGCCTTTTTTCTGTATTTGTCTTAAATAAAAATAAAAATCTTATTGAATGGTTTAATAATGTAGCTTATGAGATAATGTATCCTTTCATAATCAAAGATGAATTTTTAACAAAACCAGCTAGAGAAATAAAAAATATTTTATCTCCTATTGATGAAAAGTTAGCGACTATTTTAGCTCATCTTGTAGAATATGATGACGCTTATCGTTATAGATTTCAAGATATATTCAGTGAAATAAATTTAATATCTTACTCATATAATCCTTTAAGAGAATTAGGTAGAGTATTAAATATAGCTAAAGATAGAGATTTACAAGGCGTATATAATAAATATATAAACATATATAAAGTTTTAAAAGTTTTATCTTATATACCAGCTTATAAGAAAAAGATAAATAATATTTTATTAGAAATTTATCTTCCAAATATGAGATTTTCTGAATCTGACTGGTATTGGGTATGTCAAAGAGGAGATTATAAATTTGGAGGACTTACAACAGAAGAAAGATTTGCATATATAGAAAGTAGAAACTGGACTTTACCAGAGCCTTTTTTAGTAACATTTAATCAATAACCTATATGAAATATATAAGAACCAAAGGAGATAAAATAAAAACTTTTCCAAATTCTGTTAGTCATTCTTCAAAAGTATCTAAAGAAAGTCTTAAATCAGCTGGATATTATAAAATAGAAAATGGAGAAGTGAAAACTTATGATAAATCTCATTCATTTAATGTTTATCCACTAAAAACAGATAAAAAACTAATAGAAAAACACTTAAACAATAAATAATGTGTTATAATAAATATGAGGAAAAATCAGATAAAATAAGACTTAAATTTAAACACAATTCAAATATATTATTTTAAAAGTAAAACTTATGATAAAAAAATCAGTAAAAAATAAAATAGTTATTCTAGAATTTAACACTCGTAAAGAGCAAGGTTTATCAATGTGTAGAATTTCTGAATTTTATGAAGGAAAAACTGGATTTATTGGAAAATACTTTGATTTTGATACATTTTTAGATAAATATTCAGATAGTAAAGGAAATATAGATTATTTTTCATTTTGGGACGGATTTAATATAATAGGAAAATCTATTTTAGACTTTTCTATAAAATTTGCTGGAAAACTAACAAAAAGAGAAACTCAAGTATTAAAATGTATAAAAACTAACACAGAATATCTTATAACTTACACAAAAGGAGATATTATAACTTTAAGACATGAATTAGCTCACGCTTTATTCTCAACTAACGAAAGATATAGAAAAGCTGTATTAGAAACTCTTAAGGAAATAGACCCTAAATTAAAAAACAAATTTGAAACTGGACTTTATAAACTAAACTACAATAAAAAAGTATATCTTGATGAAATAAATGCTTATATAGTCGCAGCAAATAAAAAAGAATTAAATAAAGAATTTAAAATCTCAATGCAAGAAATAAAACAAATAAAAGCTAAATTAAACAAACTTTATGAAAAATTTATTTAAGTCAATAAAAGAAATACTATCTATATTTAAAATGTTTATAGAAATAATAATAGATACTATCTTAACTGGAATAAAAGAAATATTTAAAAAGTAAATAAAAAAATATGGAAAATAATATAAATAATGAAAACATATATAAAGGGTCAGGAATATATGGTTTGATAAATCCATATCAAAATGAACTAATTTATGTAGGTCAAGCAAAAAATATTCATAAAAGATATTTACAACATTGTAGTATTTCAAATAATATAGGAAATAGTAAGATAAAATCTTTTCTTTATGAAACTATAAAAGATAAAAAACTCCCAAAACTTGTTATTTTAGAAAAAACTATTAATTTAGATGATAGAGAAATGTATTGGATTAAATATTATAGAAATTTAGGTATAGATTTAGCAAACATGAATGATGGTGGAAAAAGTATGATTCATACATCTAGAGCTAAAAAAAATAAACCATGGGGAAATAGTTGGTCACCTCTTCAAAGAATATTTATAAATTATAGAGATGCTATAAAGACTTTAAAAAAAATAGGTAAAGATACTTCAGAATTAGAGTTAAAATTTTTAAAAATACAAGAATTAATAAATAACTTTGGTCGAGATTATTTTAATGATAAATTATATAAAAAATATGGAAAATAAAATAGGTAGACCTACAATATTTACTAAAGAATTAGGAGATTTAATTTGTAGTAAAATAGCAGAAGGAGAGTCTTTGCGTTCTATTTGCAGAGAAGAAGAAATGCCTAATAAAGCAACTGTATTTAATTGGCTTAGAACAAATAAAGAATTTCTAGACCAATACGAATTAAGTATGGAAGAAAGGACTATAGCAATGGGTGAAGAAACTATTGAAATATCTGATGATTCTTTAATTTTAGCTCAAGCATCAGACCCTAAATCAGCAGGAGCTATTGTGCAAGCACAAAAATTAAGAGTTGATACTCGTAAATGGTTAATGTCTAAAATGAAACCAAAGAAATATGGAGATAAACTTGATGTTATGTCAGACGGAAAAGCTATACAAGGAAATACTATAATATTTAAAGACTTTAAAGATGAAACAGATAATCAATAGTGCCTATAAAGAATTATTTACCACTGATAAAAGATATGTCTTTCTTCTTGGTGGTCGTGGAGCTGGAAGAAGTACTGTAGCTTCTCAATATGCTTTAGCTAATTTAATCGGTGATAAATATTCTAGAACTGCAATAATGAGATATATACTCGGAGATATTCGTAATTCTATTTATCGTGAAATAAAAGATAGAGCGTCAGAGTCAGAAATACTAGATAACATTCAAGTCAATGATAGTCTTATGTCTTTATCTTATGGAGCAAATACTATTAATGCTGTAGGATTTAAAAAAAGTAGTGGTGATCAAAAAGCTAAATTAAAATCTCTTGCTAACTATAACTGTATAATCATAGAAGAAGCAGATGAAATAAGTGAAGAAGATTTTATACAACTTGATGACTCAATAAGAACAGTAAAAGGAGATATTAAGATTATCTTTTTACTTAATCCACCGTCAAAATCTCACTGGATAATTAAAAGATTTTTCAATCTATTACCGTCAGAAGCTAAAGACTTTTATATACCAGAGCTTAAGCCAAACATGAATGCAACATTCATAAGAACTTCATATAAAGATAATATTAAAAATATTGATGAAGAAACTGTTTTAAGGTATGAGGGATATAAAACAAATAAGCCGGACCACTATTACAATATGATAGCTGGACTTATACCAGAAGTAGTAAGAGGAAAAATATTTAGTGGCTGGAATATGATTGATGATGTGCCTTTTAACGCAGAACTTATAGGATATGGACTAGACTTTGGATTTACAAATGACCCAGCGTCTATAATAGCAGTATATCGTTATGACGGGGGATATATAGCAGATGAGGTATGTTATCAGACAGGACTTTCTAATAAAAAACTTGCTGATTTACTTTCTAATTTACCTAAAGCTGTGGTTGTAGCAGATAGTGCTGAACCTAAGAGTATTGAAGAAATAAAAACTTATGGAATAACAATAATACCTTGTGAAAAAGGAGCAGACAGTATTAGAAATGGTATTCAACTTATGCAAGGAGTAAAAATATCTGTAACTAAAAGAAGTCAAAATTTAATAAGAGAATATGAAAATTATAAATGGTGGACTGATAAGAATGGTGAAACTTTAAATGAGGCAGACCCAAGATGTGAAAATCATGCAATAGACGCATTACGATATAGACTTGTCGCTTCTCTTAAGACTGCTAACTATAAACCACAACAACTTCAAGCTGAACTTCATCAAGGAAGGTGGAGATAGCATGTTATAATAATAATATTAAAAATCAGTAATAATAAAAATATGTCAAAAGTAGTAAAACCTTTAAAACCAAGTAAAGCACAAAAAGAACACTGGAAAAAATTAGAAAAATTAAATCCATTTATTAAAAGAATTGAAGAAGAATGTAAACCAGAGCAAGCTATTAATTATATTCGTTTAATTGAAATGCTATCTAATGAAATAATGCACTCATCAATAGGAGAAGCTAAGAAACTAAATATAAGTACAATACCAGTAAAAGAAACTAAAGCTGGAGATGATATAAACTATATTAAACAACAAAAAGCTTTTGAAATATTAAAAGAAAGTGAAATGTCAGTCGGTAATATTTTAGAAGTATTAGAATATTATTCAAAGATACTTAATAACTTTACTAACGCTAAGCTTTATAAAGAATTAACATACAAAGAAATATTGCCTAAAAATGCAATCAACTTAGATTAAATATGAAAGGAATTTATTTAAGATTAAAACTTAAAGCAATGAATTGGTTAGTAAAAGACTTAATGTTTTATCCAGAAAAGAATAAATTAATTCAATTTACTACAAAAGGAATATTTATTGGTGGAGAACAGATACCAAAAGAAATGGAGAATAAACTAAAAGCAGAAGTAGAGCAATTTAATAATTCATTTCTTAAAACTATATTGATGTATAAACCTAAATATTCTGTTATGGAGAATATGTTTATAAGTAATGAAGACGCTATCAATGATGTTTCAATCTTCAAAGGAAGTAAGAAAGAGCAAGCATTTAACAAAGGTATTTTATGGGCTGTAAGAATGCAAGAAAGTATAATAAATGATTTGTTACCAGCAGACCAAAGAGAAGTTAAATTTTCTCAATATAATCCTTATGACATATAAACCTAGACAAACAACTAACAGACAAACTGGCGTTATTAAAACTAAATTAGTTAAAGCTGGTATATTTGAAAAAGGACATAAATTTCAAAGTGGTGAAATGTTAGAGGGGATTAGTAAATTAATACATTAAAGTTATCAACATAAAAACATATAAATAAATATTTTGTGTTATAATAATAATATATAAAATAAATATATGGCATTAAGCGGAGTAGCAAGAGCAATAAACAATAAGTCAAAAAACCCAAATGCAGAATTTGGAACTAAAATGATTGTAAAGAAAAAGAAGTAGTTTTTTTGAACTGAGGACATAAATCACTTTGTGTCTTCTTTCAAGATAATTAAGTCTTGGCTAGCAAGTAGCAAAACTTGTCTTAAACAAAACTATATGGAAAACGATGTCAAAAACGAGCAAGCATCTGCTCAAGAAAAGGAGTCAACAAACGATGTTTCAAAAACAGATAATTTAACAGACATTCAAAAACAAATTATTCAAGCTAAACATACTCTTAAAACTTTAGAAGAAAAGATTTCTAAAAAGTCTGAAGAAACTAAAGCGGAAGATGTAATTGAAGAATCTATAGATGATGTTAAAGATAATGTTTCAAGTAATAATCCTACTAGCGAAGAGTTAGAAGAATTAAAAACTTTAAATGAAAAGTTAAAATCTGTAAATGAGGAACTTCTACGCAACAATTCAGAAAAAGAAAATATACTTAATATCTCATCAAATCAATCAAATGAAGATGTAGATGTAGACGGTTATACTAAAGCTGAACAAGAAAAAATAGAAGCTCTAAAAAGAGATTATCCTACTAGTCAAGAATGGAAACCTGAAAAATTTAAAGCATGGATTCAAGCTTCTAGAAAAGGAGAAACTCTATAAAATTTTGAAACATCGTTATATTAGCAATCCCAAAAGGAATCAGAAACTAATATAACTATGTCATTTTTCGGAAATCAAGGCTTTCAAGCACAAAACAATGGCTCAAGAATATTCCCTGTACAAGCAAACACAGGGTCTACTGATAGTTACGGTAATTATTTACCAGCTATCACTCCTGGAGCTATTTTAAAAAGAACACTAGGTACATCTTTTGTAGTTGCAGCAGGTGCTGGAACTCCAGTAGTTGGAACTGATTACATTATTGGTATTGCTTCTTCTAATTCAACAGAAACAGCAACAAATAATGGACTTATAGAAGTAACTCCCCTAAAAGACGGAGAAATTTTTAGATTCCAAGCTGACGCTTCACTTCTAACTGGTACAACTTCTATAGTTGCTATCGCAGGAACTACAACTCAAACTCAAGCTCAATTAAACTATAATGCTCTTATAGGAAAAAGAGTATTATTTGGAACTACATCAGTGGGTGGTGTTACTAGACTTACAGTTTTAGGAACAGACTCAGCTAATAATGGTCTTGTTGTTGAATATACAAGTACTGTAGCTAATGCAGGTACAGTTGCTGTATCTTTAAGAACAGGTGCTAAATATACTGCTTAATCACAGTGTATATTATTCGTTATTAATTAAATTATTCGTTATTAAATAAAATAAAAATTTATGAACCCACAAAATGGTCCTATAATGACAACCTTTGATCAAAAGAACGCCTATGCTATAGAGCTAAATGATCGTTGGTATCAAATGTACGAAGTAAATAGAGCTCCTTCACAAGCTCATTACGACAATGAAGATATTTTCAAAACAAAGAAACTAAATACTGCTTATTACAATACAGCAGATTTTGGAGGAATTGGATTTTTGGAACAAGTTGGAGAAACAGGTAATCCATCACAAGATAAAGCTATACTTGGTAAAACAAGAAGTGTAAGAGTAGCTCAATTTTCTGTAGATGTAAAAATCTCATCACTTGCTCTTAGAACAAATCAACATTCAGAATGGGAGAAGACAATGCAATCAGCAGCACGTGCAGCATTCATGACACGTGATAGAACAGCTTTCTCACTATTTAACAATGGTGTACCAGGATTTGCAGGAGCTAATCCTACACTTACAAATGCAGGTGAATTATGGTTTAGTACTTCTCACTCACTATTAAAAGGTGGAACTACATCAAATGCACTTCCATCAGGTACTCTAGTTAATGACGCTGGACTTTCAGCATTATTCTCTATTGCAGCAAACTTAGTTGACCAAGCAGGTATGCCTTTCATGGACGCACCAGAAATTCTTTTAACTCCTACTGGTTCAGCTTATTGGAATGCTATCAAATATACTGACGCTAAGTTAGTTGCTGGTACAAACTTAAATGACCCTAACCCATTGAATGTATCTTATTCAGGACTTAAGGTTATGCAAAATGTATTCTTAGGAGCTAATTATGGTGGTTCTGATACTGCTTGTTTTGGTATCTCAAGAATAAATACTGCTACTCGTCTTGTAGAGCAAGAAATGTATACAAAACTATACGAGCCTACAGCAGAAAACCCTATGTATTGGAGTTTCCATGTAGAATATACAGAGCAATACTTTGTAGAATCATACGAAGGAGCTTACTTTATCCCTGGAGTATAATATTCAGTCTAAGCCTTTATTGGCTTGGAGGGGGAGAGTTAATCTGATTCCTCTCTCCCTCCTAGCTAATAAAATAAATATATGCAAGATAATTTAATCATAAACAACTTAACATCAGACGGAAAATGGAGTTTAGAATATTCTAAGCCTCCTTATGATTTTAATATTGTTTTAGGTAGTCAAAAAACTTCTTCTTCAATAGGACTTAAAAATTTTATTGCTGGAAGTAATCAATCTATTCTTTCTGTCTTTGGAAATACTTTTTCTTTCATAGGTCATTTAGAATTTTCAAATGATAATGTAAATTGGGTTAGAGATACTTTAGCTAATACAGATTTTACTACTGGAAGTATGACACTTAATCCAGTTGTTTTAAATGCAAGTAATTTTAATTTTACTTATGCTTGTCCTATTAATTATCAATTCATGAGAGTTGTATATAGTGGTACAGGTACAGTAACAATACAATTAACATCAGGAAACGCATAATATGTCATTTCATACTAAAGGAACAATACAAGGAAATGGTGGTGGTGGCTCATATACACTTCCCATAGCTTCTTCTACAGTCCTTGGTGGTATTAAAGTAGGTACTGGTCTTTCAATAGATAGTGTTACTGGTATACTTAGCTCTACTGGTGGTGGATCAAGTCCTATATCTGTTATAAATACTGGTACTCTTATCTCTAGTGGTTTACCATATTCTGGTTTAGATTCAATAGCTAATAATTCAATTTTTCTTGGAAATTCAGCTGGAGCATACGCTACTAATGCAGAGCAATCAGTTTTTCTTGGAGTAAATGCTGGAGTAGGTGCTAGTGATGCTTTCTCCTCTTTCTTTGTTGGTGCAGACGCTGGAAATGGTGCTAGTGAAGCTCATAATTCTATATTTTTAGGAGAGGCAGCTGGAAATAGTGCTTTCAATTCTTCTTATTCTATTTTTATGGGTTTAGCAGCAGGAGAAGGTGCTACTGACGCTAATAATTCAAACTTCTTTGGGCAAAGCACTGGAGAAGGTGCTAATAATGCTTCAGGTTCAAATTTCTTCGGAAATACAACAGGTTCAAATGCGTATAATGCTCACGATTCAAATTTCATGTCTTATGGAGCAGGTATTAATGCAGAAAATGCTCATTATTCAAACTTCTTTGGATATTTAGCTGGTTCAAATGCAAGTAACGCTTCTAACTCAATATTTATAGGACAAAATTCAGGAGCAAATGATACAGTAAATAATATTGGAGATCCCGATGACTTTTCAATACTTTTAGGAAAAGATACAAACACAGGTGGATTTTCTAACTCAATAGCAATAGGTGGTTCTGCTGTAAATACAGCAAGTAATCAGTTTATGATAGGTTCTTCTACTAGAGCTATTAATCAAATGGTATTAAATGGCTCAAGTGCATATTTTAACTTTGGAGCTACTGGTGGTACATCAGGTTATGGATTTAGAGATAATGCAGGTACAATGCAATTTAAAAACTCTGGTGGCTCATGGGCTAACTTTGGTGGTGGTACAATGCAAGATTTACAATCAGTATTAAATATAGGAAGTAATGCTTCAATTTCTACTGGTTTTGGTTTAACAGCTCCTGTCTTTTCTTTTGTAGGAAGTACAAACTATCAAGACGGACTTATTATTGCAGATGATGGAAGTGGTATTGTAAGATTAGGAGATTATAACGGAGATTCTCAAGGTACAAATATATCTATAGATGACGGTAGCTCTACTATTAATCTAACAGCTTATACAGGTGGAATAAATACTTTTGGTTATGCCTTAAGAATAAATAATCCAGTAGATATGGTTTATCTATATGGAGATGTTTATGGTGGAGAATCAGGACTATATAGTGGAAATAGCGACCAAAGAATAGCTGTGTCAAATGGTAATTTATACAATTATGGAGATGATACTTTAATTATCAATAATAATACTAGACAAACAATATCTCGTAATGACATAATCTCAAATTTAGATGCTGGAGTATATCAATGGAATATTATTGCAGATGGAGTAGAAGCAAATATCTCTCCTTATCTACAAAGTAAAGGAAGTGGTGGAGCAACTTTATCTAGTGACCCTTTAGGTTCAGTTACTTCAATAATTAGAGCGTTGCCTGGCGACTTAGCAGCAACTACTCAAAATGGTAGTACTGCAGCAACTGGCTGGGATTTAACCCCAGATTCTTTTGCTGTAATTGATGAATTACTTCCAGACCAGTATTTAATCTATCTATCTTCAAATGGAGATAATGAATTAAATACTCATGTAAACGCAGGACATAAACTTAATCTTCATGCGTATAACACTACTACTGCTTCAATGGATGCTTATATAAGTCTTGTAGCAGGAAGTACTACTTCAATGTTATTTCCACAATTAGCAGGAAGTGGTACAAGATATGTAACAGTAGATAATACAGGAAAAGTAAGTGCTACTGCTGCTGCTGGTCTTTCTAGAGCGCAAGCTTTAGCTTTAACATTAGGAGCATAACAAATAACAAATAATAATATGATAGTTTTAACAAACACAACAGATAAAATACAAATAACTTTAGGAGATACACCAACTACTCAAGCTCCTTGTCTAGCTAATTATAGAGATATAACTACAACAGCTTATACCCCAGCTAGAACTGTTTTACAAACAAATAGTACAACAGCAGTAGATATAGTACCAGCTCCAGCTTCTTCAACTCAAAGAGTAGTAGATTATATTTCAGTATTTAATGTAGATAGTGCTTCTCATACAGTAACAGTTAGATTTAATGATAATGGTACATCTTATGTTTTATTTAGAGCTACTTTAGATACAAATGAAAAGTTAGAATATCAAGAAGGTAAAGGCTGGAGTGTATTTACAAATGCAGGTTCAGTTAAAACTTCTCTTAATCAAGGTACAACACCAGCTTCTTCAACTTTAAATGCAGTAGTTTTATCTTCTGATGTAACAAATAATAATGGTACAGCTAATACAATGCAAGATGTTACAGGGCTTTCTTTTGCAGTAAATTCTGGTTCAACTTATTATTTTAGAGGGGTAATAACTTATGATTCAGCTTTAGCTACAACAGGTTCTCGCTGGAGTATAAACGGTCCGACATTTACTCGTTTAGGTTATGAATCTTTCTATCCAACATCAGCTACAGCACAAGCAATTAACTATGCAGCAGCTTATGATTTACCATTAGCTGCGAATGCATCTTCTTTTGGTACTTCAGGAAATACAGCTATTATAGAAGGCTTTATAACTCCTTCAGCTAATGGTACTGTTGTAATTCGTTTTGCTTCAGAAGTATCAGGTTCGGCTATAATAGCAAAGGCTGGGTCATTATTATTCTGGCAACAAGTATTATAAAATTATGGAATATATTTTAGCTAAACAATTAAAAGATAATGGATTTCCACAAACATATAATTCAAATTGTGAAGTATATGATACTGATGAAAATATACATTTCTTTCATATTGAAGAAGATGGAATGTATTTAGATGATGATATAATATCAGTACCAAGTCAAGATTGGATTAAAATACCAAGCATTACAGATTTGGTACAAGCATGCGGAGATAGTTACCCAAATTTAATAATAAATGAAAATGGGTGGTGCGTAGGGGAATTTAATAGTAAAACAAGCCCAAAAGAAGCAATAGCAAACTTTTGGTTAAATAATAAATAAAAATATGGATACAAATACATACACAAAAGCAACAGATAATAATGGTACAGAAATATTAGTAGTAACAAATGAATCAGGAGCTATAACAACTTATGTAGTTAAAAATCTTACAGCAAGTATAGCTAGTTTAAATAATCAAAAATTTGTAGAATCACAAAGACTAGATAAAATAATTGCAAGACAGCAAGACTTGTTAGATAAATACAATGCTCTATAAAATTATTTATGAATTTAGACTCTGCAAATGTCGTAATAGGTTTAATAATATCAATACTCACTTTTTTTGGTGGGGCTTGGTTGTCAGCTTTTAACTTAGGTAAAAAAGCTAAAGCAACAGACGACATTTTAGACGAGCATACTAAAATAATAGAAAGACATGATTCTGCTATTAAAGAAATTAATCAAAGATTTAATGACACTAAAGATTTGATAGTTAAATTAGAAAAAACAATGGAAGTGGGTTTTGCAGTAATCTCAACTGAAATTAAAAACTTAAAAGAAAAATAAAAATATGTCAATGAATATAACACAACTTAAAAATTTGATAACTGCTGGTTTACATGGGACAACTCTTAATCAAATTAAAAATATAAATGGAGTAATTCAAGCTGTATCATCTCAATTTATACTTGACCATGATTGGAGAGAAACTAAAACAACAGCAGAAATTGGAAATGTTTTTGTAAACAATTTAAACTATCCATGTCCTCCAGATTTAAAAGGAAATCGTGTTATTGACATATATCCTCAAGTAAATAGAAACTATAATTCTTTTAATGCAGAAAATACTCGTGCTTTTGATAGAGACTCTGGACTTTTAAATGGAAAAGAAAGAATGACTATAAAAGATAATAACGGAGTAAAGACTTTAAGAGTACAATATGTGAATGGAAATAGAAATCCTATCACAGTTGATAATTTGTCCTCTATAGAGAATTTTACAACAAGTGGTAGTATGACATCACTTAGTGTAGATTCGACTACTGTAGTACCAAATTTTGGCTCTACAACGCTTAAATTAGACTTAGATAGTGGTACTGGCTCTATAGCTCAAACATTGACTAATATAAATGGAAATCCACCTTTAAGTAATGATTATACTCGTGGAGCTTTCTTTATGTGGGTATATGTAGAAGACCCAAGTAAATTTACAAGCTCTACTATTCATATAGGTACAAATAATACTAATTATGTATCTATAACTACAAGTAAAACATCATCAAATACTAATATAATAACTGGTTGGAATTTATTACAATATAATTTTAGTGCTAGTACTATAACAGGTACTTTAACTAACGCTTTTACTATTAATTATATAAAGTTAGATTTTGCTGTTACAGATACTACTTCTCTTAACGCTTATAATCTAGTATTTTCTGTTGGAGATATTCTTATGATTGAATATTATTCTTCATATATGTTTAGAGATGCGGCAACTGGTGTATGGCAAGAAACTATAACTAACGACTCAAACTTAATCAATTTAGATTTAGACGCAATAAATTGTTTTGTTTTACTTTGTCAGATGTATATTGCTAGAAATCAAGCAGGAGCTGATTCAATGTTTGATTATCAATTCTGTCAAAATCTATATCAGACATCACTTGAAAAATATCAAAGAAAATACCCAAGTGAAATAATGACTATTTATGATAATTATTATGATACTACTTTAACTTGGAATAGATGGAGTTTTTAATAAACAATTAAAATTATGGCAAAACAAGATAATCCATTTCAAATAAAAACTAAACCAGCAAATAGAAGATTTGAATTAGAAACTAAATTTAAAGGTTATAGACATAGATTTGACTTAACTAAAGAAGAAGATGGTGTTTTAGTTGTAGGTTCTAAAAATGTTTTATGTAAATACGGTGATCAAGTAGAAATAAGAAAAGGTTATGATTATTTAGGTCAAAAAGGTACTTTAAATAAACCTATAATTACTTCTTATGACTTTGATACATTTTCTGGTTATGAGGCTCATTTAAGAGGTTATAACATAGGTGAAGCAGTAACTCTTTTAGAATATTTTGACCCTTTTACTGAAAAATGGTTTTCACTTATAGAAACTACGGGTATATCAGAGCAAACTTTTGCTACTTGGTGGGATAGTACAACTTATCAGAATAAAGCTATATGGCTTTCAAATAATCCAGTAGGTGGCGACCCATACACACAGACATATTCATATTTATATACATGGACTGGAGCAACAGCTAAAATATTAAGTTATTCAACTGGTACATTGACTATATCAGGCACACAAACTATACAAGCTTTAGGTTTTGCAACATCAGGTACTTTAAAAACTCAAGGTTTAGATATTACATATACAGGTATATCAACAGACGGTTTAAGCTTTACTGGTTGTACTTCATCTGCAACAATATTACCTAACTTTGCTGTAGTTGATAGCAATTTTAATCCTTTTAAATTGACCCCTGGAAATACTGGTGGAGCAACTGGAGTATTAAAAAACTTTGTTGCTGATATTTTAGCTATTAAAGATAATCATTTATATCTAGCTTCATATAATAGTCGTAATATTTATATATCTAAAGTAAATGATTTTAGTGATTATACTTTTGGAGGAAGTGAAATATTAGGAGGTTATCCAAGTTATGGTACAGCAAAAAGAGAGCAAGGAGAAGGAGCTATACTTCAAGTAGATGAATTTCCTAGAGCTATGATAGTACAAGAAGATGATATGTATATTTCATGTGGAAAAAGTAAATGGTTTTATACAGTACAAGACCAAAATACACAATCTATAACAGTAAGTGATACAGCTTTAACTTTCTATTATGAAAATATTTATCTTAAGCCTTTAAAGACTACATTCGGACAAGGAGCACAATCACAATCACTTTGTACTTCAATTTATAATAATATAGCTTTTGTTTCTTATGAGCCAACATTTACAACTATTGGAAGAATAAAACAAGTCAATCAAAAACTAGATGGAATGTTAGGAAGTCCGGCATTAAGTTCATTATCTGACCCAATAATATTAGACTTTCAAAATTATAATTTTACAGATGGACAAATAAAATATTATCAAGACTCTGTATATATATCTTTACCTAAAGAAGGCTTAGTCTTAATTTATAATACTCTTATGGAATGGTGGGAAGCTCCACAAACTTTACCAATAGGTAGATTTTCAGTTATAAATGGTGATTTAATAGGACATTCTTATGATAAAAATGAGTCATATATTTTATTTAAAAATCAAAACGACATAAATTTTGCTATACCAGCAGTCGCCAGTTTTAGCTTTATGAATGGAAATGAAAGAGAGAGTTATAAAACTTTTGATGAATGGTATACAGAGGGATATATAAATAGTGCTACGCAACTTAAATTAAAAATGACTTATGATTTTACTTCAGAAGTAGAAGTATCTATTGACGGAAGTAATCCAGATATAACTTTTGCTACAAAAGATTATAACTATTTAGGTAGTGGTTATTTAGGAAAATATCCACTGGGTACAATAAACAAAATAATTAATGGTGATTATAAATTTAGAAGTAAAAAAACTTTTGAAGATAAAGATTTCTTTGAAGTACAATCAACATATTCAACAAATGAATTAAATGCTTATTGGTCTATTCTTGCTTATGGTGGAAATACAAAATTAAGCAAGAATGACACAGTTATTATTAAAGAATAAAAAAATCAGAGTAATAAATATGTTATAATATAAATATGTTAAAATCTATAAGAGCACAAAATATCACATTACAAGGAATAGGAGCAAATGCTGGAGATGTTTCTATTATCCTTAATCCTTTTTCATTTAAAGACGGTACTACTTTATCTATGTCAATGTTTGGAGATAAAGGTTTTTGTACTCTTGACCAAGGTGATATAAATGAAGAAGAGATAAGTTTTACTGGAATATCAGTAGACTCTTCTTTAATGATAACTTTATCAGGTATACTTTCTTATTCTCCATATTATACTCCTTCAACATTTCCAAGTGTATCAGGTTTAAAATATTCACATCAAGGAAATGTATCAGTTGTATTTTCTAATGGTCCAGCTGGAAATTTTGCATCTATAAATGAAATAGATAATGATTTACTTTCTTCTAATAATGCGTGGACTGGTACAAATAGTTTTAATTCTCATTTACCTTCATCAACACAGACTCCAGTTAACTCAACTGATTTAACTACAAAGCAATATGTAGATGATACAGCTATTGCTGGAGCTCCTAATGCTTCTACAACTGTAAAAGGTATTTCAAAACTTTCAGTAACTCCAGCTTCTTCAACTAATCCTATTGCTGTAGGAGATAATGATCCTAGAATGTTATCAACTGCTATTGCTAACTCTTTAAATAGAAGTTATACAACTGGTGAAGCTATATCTATCGGAGACCCTATATATCTTGACCCAGTATCAGACCTTGTATATAAAGCTATATTTAATAGTACAGAGCCACAAACATATATATCTACTGGATTTTTAGGTTTTTCTACTGCTAATATAACAAGTGGTAATGTTATTACATCAGGACAAATTCAATCTAATGGAATTGTAACTGGATTATCAGGATTAACTGGAGGACAACAAACATATTTACCATATTATAATAATACTAATCTTACAGGTGGATTTTCAGTAACTTCTTATACTTCAGGTGTAGGAAATTTACCAGTTTATGTAGGTGGTATTTTAAATACTGGTGCGTCAGTAGGTAACCCTTTAACTTTATCAGGAATAACTAATCCTTTTGGATATTTAAACTCAACAGGTAATTTAGTAACTGGTACTCTTTCTATTTATAATGTATCTGCTGGATTACCAAGTGGCTCTCCTATATATACTTCTTCATCTCAATCAATGGCGACAACTATTTTCCCTATAACTGGAATAACTACAACATCATCACAATTAGCATTTATATTTAATACTACTGCGGTATCAGGTACTCCAAATATTTATACAGGTGTATTAAGTAATTCAGGTTTCTCTGTAGGAGGAAATCTTGTAAGTATAATTAAAAGTAATGATGGTGTATCATGGTTAAATTCAGATACTCAAAATCTTTCTAATGGTACATTTAGATTATATTACAAAACTTATAATCCTATCTCAAATACTGGTTTTGGCTCTCCTATCGGAATATCTCAATCTTCATCAACAGTACTTTTATATGACAAATCTTTTGGTTTAAGTTCAGGTACTCCATATATAGAAGCTTCAACAAATACATATCTTGACTCAGGAGTATTAAGTATTGACATGAATAATAGTACAGGTAACTTCTTTAATTATTATTCTAAAAAGATATTAACATCAGGTACTTTAACAATAACTGTAACTGCTACAAATTCATCTACTTATCCTAATAGTAACTCAGGAGTAGTAATAGCAACTCAACATGCTTTAGGTACATGGAATACAGTGCAATCAAGTTTAGCAAGTGGCTCAACTGGAGATATAACAGCAACAAGTAATACTATAACTGTAAACGCTGGAGATGTAGTAGCTGTAGGTATGGCTTCAGGTCAATCATATCTAAAGAATGTAAAATTTAATTTTAGTCCTAAAGTAAGTTCAACATTTTTAATATAATAATTTATGAATAACGAAAAAAAACTAGACTGGAGTGCTATAAACTATAACTGGGAACAAATTGAGCCTAAAAAAGCTAATATATCGGCTTATTTTCCTTTACAACAAGATAGTGAAGAATCACAAAAGATACTTAAGAAATTTTCTAAAGCATGGCTTGTAATGAGTAAGCCTAGACCAGAATTTGATGACCTTTCAGCTGTAGACGCTTATCAATACGACCTTTTAGTTTATAACAACTATCAAATGAATAATGGAATGCCTATCACTCCTAATCTTGACTGGAGAGATAACTCTACATCTCCTATCGCTAGAAATAGAAGTGAAGAATTGGTAGCAGACATCTTATCTAAGTTTCCAGACCCTAAAATAATTGCTAGAGATAGTAACAATAATCTAAATGAAGAAGGAGCTTTAATTATGGGCGACTTATTTGATATTGCTAAATATAAAAGTAAATGGAATTTCATAAAAAGAGATATGGTATCTTCTCTTTCATATTCTCCAGCTTGTTATCTATATGTCGGTTACGAGCAAGTTATTAAAAAAGTAAAAACAAAAAATATACCAAAGAAAGACGGACAAAAAGGTGAAATAGAATGGGAGTATGATTTAAAAATAGATGAAGATAAATCAGGACAGAAAATTGTTAATGTGCCTTTTGACCAAATCTATATACCTAATGTATTTGAAAAGAATATACAAAATCAATCATGTGTATTTTGGCGTAGAGTAATATCTTATGATGATTTTAGAAGTAAATATGCTAAATATGATAATGCTAAATATGTAAAGCCAGGAGCAATGAATGTTTACATGCCTCAAAATAATTTCTTTTATGAAATAACAGATAGAGAATTGGGAGGAGATAAAGTAGAAGAATTACTTTATTGGAATAAAGGAGAAGATTGTTTTCATATTATCTGTAACGGAATAAAACTAACTAAATTTGGAAATCCAAATCCTAGAATAGATAAAAACTATCCTTTTGCAAAGATAAGACCAGGCTTTATTAGAGATGACTTTTCTTGGGGAAAAAGTTATATCAGAATAGAATTACCAGATGACAGAATTTATAATAGAGCTAGACAAATGGTAACAGACGGACATGCTCTTGAAATAATGAGACCTTTACAATATACAGGAACTGAAACTGTAGACCCTAATGCTGTAAGACCAGGTAGTATGGCTACATCATTAACTGGAGAATTTAAGCCTTTACTACCACCAAATAACTTAAGAGCAGGCGTACAATGGCTACAAGTTATTCAAAATCAAATAGAAAAAGACTTAGCAGGAGCAAATCCAAAAGGAGCGTCTGATACAGCTTATGGGGACGCTATGGAAGAGCAAAAAGCTAATAAGCTACTCTTAGCTTATCTATTATCTTGTGCTGATTTAATGATGCAAGTATCAGAGCTTGTATTATCTGATATTTGTCAGTTTATGACACTTTTAGATGTTAAAAACTCTACAACAGCTGATAGAAGTTATCTTGTAACAGACGCTAAAACAGAAGACGGTATTAAAAATCGTAAAATAGTTTTAGACGCAACACTTGATACAGAGTTTACTAAAGACCAAGCTCTTAAACATGCTATTGATATAATGGAAGAAGAAGGAAAAGATGATGTAGAAATCTACAAGCTTAACCCTAAAATACTTCGTAGTTTAAAATATGACTTTATTATAGAGCTTAATGCTTTTGTACCTATGAGTGAAGAAATTAGAGCTCAAATGGACCAAAATACATTTAATCAAGCAATAGGAATGAATAAGATAATGCCTATGAATAATAAAGAGTTATTAAAAGATTTAATATTCTCTCACAATGATAAGACTAAGAGAAATCCAGATAAATACTTTAAAGAAGAAGAGCCAACTCCAAGTCAACCTAATCCTATGCCTAATCCACAAGACCAATCAAACCCAATGGCTAATACTGGTGCTAATTCAAATACTCCAAGTCCTGTAAACAGTCCTATTAATAATTCTGGGCGTCCTTTAACAAGACAAAGATAAAATAAATATATGAAAAATAAAATATCACATAAAACATCAATTTTAACATCAAAACCAGCCTATAAACTTTTAAAGGAAGTGAAAGAAACTATAAAAAGGAATCATGATATAGACTTATAAATATATGGTAGATATAATAAAAAAAGATATTAATAATCAAATAAAAACTCCAATTACTAGTAACTGGTTTGGATTTAATAATGTAAACCCTTCTACAGTAAAAAATAATCTTACTACTCCAATCATTACACCTAATAATTCATTTCAAAAAAATGCTACAAATACAGGTATTGCTAATAATCTAACTTTTAATGATAGTAACATTGATAAAAATAAAGCTTTAAATGTTAATACTGATGCAAATACTAATTCAAATCCTAATACTGGTACTTCTTCTCCTTATACTTCTTCATCATCTGATGAAGCTACAAAAAATAATAATCCAGGTAATCTTAAAGATCCAGTAACTGGTAAATTTAGACAGTTTTCTACTCCACAAGAAGGTGTAAACGCTCAAATACATCAATTAGATTTATATAAAACAGGACAATCAAAGACTGGTATTAATGGAAACTCTACTCTAGCTCAAATGATAGGTGTATATGCTCCTTCAAGTGATGGAAATAATCCAAATGCTTATGCTGAAAATGTAGCTAAACAATTAGGTATTAATATTAATACTCCTTTATCACAAATTGATACAACACAATTAGCTAAAGCTATGACATCAATAGAAAGTCCAGCAATGTATAAAACACTTTACGGACAATCTGATAGTACAGGTGCTAATACTGGTACTAATATGGGAAATACTGATACTGGTGTTACTACTGGTGCTACTCAAACATCAACAGAGCCAGCAGGTACAACTATAAAAAATACTGACGGAAGTATAGGAGTAGTACAAAATGACGGTACAGTTATAAATTATGCTTCTGATTCACCACAAGCTCAACTTAATAACTTAGATACTTATCATCAACAAATAACTCAACAAATAGCTGATATACAAAGTGGTAATTTTAAACTTGACCCTATATCTCAAGACCAAATAAATACTTTACAGACTACTTTAGGTACTACTTTAAATAGTATTAATCAATCAATCTATTCATCAAAAAATGCAACAGAAGAATTAGCAGCAAGAACTGGTGCTGCTATGACTGGACCAGCTGAAATGATAGGCACACTTCAAAACATAACTCAAAATGGTATCAATGAAATAAACACTTTAAATAATACTATTAATAGTAAAATCACAGCTATTAAATACGCAGCTCAACAAGGACAAATATCTACTTTACAGGAAAACTTCAAAGATTATCAAGACGCAGTGTTAAAAAGAATTGATACAGTGGAAAAACTCAATAATGATGTGTTTGACCATCAACAGAAGATACAAGACTATAATATAAAAAAAGAAACTTTACAGCAAAAAATTGCAGATGATAAAATAAAAAATTCTATAGCTTATTCAAGATTAGCTATAGCACAACAACAAGCAGCTAGTGGTATTGATGCAACACAATTAACACCAGACGCAGTTAATTTATTAGCTACAAATTATGCTATAACTGGTAATTTACCTAGTTTTGGTATGGGTAAACAAGGAGCAACTTTAAAAACTGCTATTTTAAATAAAGCTGCTACTTTAGGTAACTCACAAGATATAATTAATGCACAACAAACATTTAAAACAAATTCACAAGCGTTAACAAAACTAACTACTTCATCAACAAAATTAGATAGTATAAATACTACAATAAAAAATACTTTACCAACTTTAGCTACTTTAGCTGATAAAGTAAATATGCCTCTTTTACCAAACTTTGCAGAAAAAGCTTACATAGAAGCACAAGCATCTGCTGGTAATTCAGATGCAAGTAATTATTTATTAGCACTCAATACTATTCAAGCTCAACTATCAGGAGCAGATGCTGCTGAAGTAGGAAGCACAACAGGAGGACAAATGTATATCCAAAGAGCACAAGATGCTTTATCTGGTGGAATGACTGGAGAACAATATAGAGATTTAGTAAAAACTTTTGATGATATAGCTTCTCAATCACATAAATCAATGCAAGATGAGATTACTAAAATTAAATCTCAACAAGGAGCATTTATGTACTCTACAGACGGGACTCCTAATACAGACCCGTTAGGAATTGGTAATGATACTTATGTAGATAATAATTCTACTACAGATACTAGTGACCCGTTAGGAATAATGAACTAAAAATAAATAATTAAATATATGAACTTAACACCACAAACAAATCCAATAACATCAGGAAATCCACAAACAGGAGTTTCTTCTAATCCTTCAGTTGCTAATTCATCAACACAAACTCAAAATGTATCAAATCAAGCTCCTTTATCTGTAGATGATTTTGCTAATAAAATAAAACAAAAGTTTCCTCAATATATAAAAATGGATAATAAGACATTAACTGATAAAATGATTGCAAAATATCCAGCTTATAAAAATCAAGTTAATTTAAACCCTCAAAACAATTCAGTCGATAACACTCAAAATACACCAGATAAAAGTGCTTTAGGAGAAATATTTGATTTTGGTAAAAATGTAGTAGGAGATATTGTAAAAGGAGTAGAGAGTCCAGGAAAGACAGCAGAAGCTTTTTCTTCTGCACTTGGTAACTATCTTAGTAATCATTCTAAGTACAGTGAAGCTGGTATGTCTTTTCATGATGTATATCAGAATTTTATAGAGCAAGCTAATAAAGAAAATACTTTATCAGGCACTATCTCACCAGAAAATAAAGCAGAAGCAAGAGATATAACTACAGCTAAAGGTATAGAACAGACAGCTGGAGATATTGGCTCATCATTATTAAATATAGCTACAGGTGGAGAAGGTGGAGCTTTAGGAAAAACTGCTCTTAAAGAGGGAGGAGAAGTACTTGTAAAAGACTTAGCAAAAACAGGATTTAAAAAAGCTATTGGAACTGGAGTAAAATATGGTGCTGGATATGGTGCATCTAGTGAAGCACAAAAAGGAGCTGGACTAGGTGATTTATTACTAGGAACTGGAGAAGGAGCTATAATGGGTGGAGTATTAGGTGGAGTTGGAGAATTTGCATCTAAACAAATATCTTCTAGATTAAATAAAGAGGCTCAAGATTTAGCTTCTAATGTTGAGGGTAAATCTGTCAAAAAGACTGCTCCTATAAGCACAGCTATAATGGATAGAGTAGCGAGAGTGAACCCAACTGATGCTATTGAATTTAAAAAGATGACTGGAGAATCTATAGGAGAATATCTAACAAAAACTGGTAATTTTAATGCTCCTGATAAAATAGTAACTAATGAAGCTGAGAAATTTACAAAAGCATTAAATATGAAAGATGAAGCTATAGCAAATCTTCCAGGCACATATAAAAATGGAGCAGTAGATGACGCATTAACTGGACTTATAGACAAAGCAAAATCAACATCTGGACAAAATGTTAAATCTCCATATTTAGATAAGGTCTTATCATTAGAGAAGAAAGCTAAAACAGATGGTTTGTCAATGAAAGAAATAAGTGATGTTATAAGACTACACGAAAGAGAAATTAAGCTTGGATACAGTAAAATGTTAAATACAGAAAAGGTAGATTTGGCAACTAATATAGATAAAGAATTAAGAGAATTTCAAGATAAAACAGCTAAACAGTTAGGATTAGAAAATCTACCAGAATTAAATAAACAAATCCAAACTTCTAAATTATTAGTTGATAGTCTTGGTAAAAAACTAGTTACAAATGAGCTATTAAATGGTATTAGTTTAACTGACTGGATAATGTTGTCTGGTGGAGAGCCTACATCAGTAGCAGGATTACTTACTAAGAAACTGTTTGCAAATAAAACAGTGCAAGTAAGAATAGCTAGAGCAGCTAGAGCTTTGAGTAATGCAAAGACTGTGCCTGAATTAAAGGCTATTATAGGAGAAACCAAATTCCCTAGATTAGAAGCAGGAAAAACAACTATTCCAACACAAGATTTACCTATATATCTTACTGGAAAAGGTAAAACTCAATCTCAAGCAGATGAGAATTTACAAAAACTTATAAAAAATAAATAAATTATTCGTACCAAGATAACCAAGCAATAATTCCTAAAAACATTATTATAAATAGCATATAAACAAATAATATCACCACAAAATTAAAAGTCAAATAGTTATCCCAATAAATAAAATTTATGACAAACACAATACAATCAAATAAAACAGAAAAAAAGAAAATAGTCTTATTCACTTTTGGAGGAGAAGGACTATCTATATGTGAAAAGTTAGCCAATGAAGGACACGAAGTCTATATAGGAATGGTAGATAATAATAAAGATATTCTTTTACCAGAAGAGAAATGGAAAAAAGAAGATGAAAACGACAAAGAAAAAAGATTCAAAAACTTTGACGGTATTGTAAAAAAAGAAGACGCTGTGGTGCTTTATAAATGGCTTATAAAACAAAATCCAGAAGACTTTTTTGTATGGAGTGATTTAAATCAATGTTTTAAATATACAGAAAGACTATACAAGAAAGGTTTTACTGGACTTTTAGCGACTGAAGAAGATAGAAAAATGGAAGTCGATAGAGACTTAGCTAAGAAATTTGTAGAAGAAAACTATCCTAGTCTAAAAGTGGGTGATCATCATGAATTTACAGATATAGAAGAAGCTATAACATTCTTAGAAGAAGATGAAGAGAATTGCTGGGTATTAAAACCAAAAGGAGGAGAAGCTAAAGTTATAGCTAGAGAAGATGATGTTGAGATGAACCATAATGAAATCATTGAAGCTCTTAAAACTTATAAAAATGATTACGAAAGTAGTGGATTTATCCTTGAAAAGAAGATAATGAATGTTTGTGAAATAACTCCGGAAATAGTCTTTTGGAATGGAGAGCCTTTATTTACTACAGTAGATATAGAAACTAAATATACTTATGGAGGAAATAGAGGAAGTCAATGTGGTTGCTCTTCTAATCTTATTGTAGAAACTAATATAAATGATAAAATCAATCAATTAGCATTTCCACCTATTATATGGGAAAAAGCAAAGGAAATTAGGGGTCTATCTATTTTTGACGCTTCACTTTATTTAGATGAAGACGGTGAACTTTATTTTGGAGAATATTGTGCTATGCGTGAAGGCTGGACTTCTTTATGGACTAAAATTTCAATGTCAGAAGGAGCTTCTAACTATTTTACTAAGATAATGAATGGAGAAAATCCTTTAAAAAATAAATATGGTGTAGCTGTTGCTTTATTTAATGATGAGGAAAAGGTAGATGAGTATATACAATATAAACCTTTTATTGAAGATGAAGTATGGCTTTATGACTGTTATAAAAAAGATGATAAATTGTATACTACTGGAACTGGTAGAGATTTAGGAGCTATCACAGCAAGTAGTGATGACTTATTAGACTCTATTGAAGCTTTATATGAGAATGTAAATGACTTTTCACAAAAGTTTACTTGTCGTACTAAAGAAGATTTCCTAGCTGATAGTTATTATTCTGCTCTTATATACAGATTAAATAAAGGTATAGAGCATAAACTATTTAAAGGTGATTATATTTCAAATTATCAATTAGAAGAAAGTGAAAGAAATATAATGCAAGATGAAATGGGAGATGATGAAGATATGGAGAATGATGTTGAACACCCTATATCAGAAGAAATGTCTATTGATAATATGATATAATATAAGAATTAATAAAAAATAAACACAATAAAATTATGCTAGACACATATAAAATAAATTTTACAAATGTAGTTAGAAATGATGATGGTACATATAACTTTGATGAAGCTGAAACTTCTTTAGATAATTCTTTTGAAGATGTAGTTACTCAATCTTGTACTAATGTTGATTTAGGTGATGACGCTTTAGCTGGACTTTTAGAAAGATGTTCATCAAATGTAGAAGTACATGTTAACGCTGTATTCTTTGGAAGAGGAAGAGCTGGAGTAACAGAAACTACTTCTGAAGAAACTGTATCAGAAAATCCTTCTGAACCAGTATCAGAAACTGTAGAAACTCCTATAGAAACTCCTGTAGAAACTCCTATAGAAAATACTGTAGAGGATACTACAACTCAAACTGAAGTATCTGCTTAATTAAAATTAGTTAAGAGTAAAATATCCTTATTTATTAAGGGTATTTTTACTATACACTTAAGTTAAGTCTTAATATGTGGAAAACAAATTGTGTTTTAAAATATATAAATGATATAATATAAGAGTTACAAGTTTCGTCATTTGTAACAAAAAGTAAACTTAAATATTTTTTCATAATTAATTTTAAGCACATAACCTATTTGGGTTTTGTGTGAATGGTAGATTAACCCATGATTTACCATTCACAGAGTATCTAAATACTCAGAATAAATTGCATACTAATTGAGTATTAGTAGCTGATAGGTAAGCTATCCTAAAATGAAAGTTTTAAAACAAAATAAACTGCTGATAATATTGCTAATCACTGGGATTATCATATTAGGGATATTGTTTCCAGTTTTACATACAGAGTCTAAAGAAGTAGTTATATCTAATCCAGTAACTATAACTAAAGACTTGCGAGCAGAAAAAATAGATAAGTATTTTAAAGATAGAAATGAAAAACTCGCTGGATATGGAAATAAATTTGTAGAAATGGCTGATAAATATAATTTGCCTTATAATTTCCTACCTGCTATTTCTGTAAGAGAAACTACAGGGGGAAATGTAATGTGTACTAACCCTAAAGCAAAAAATAATCCTTTTGGTTATGGCTCTTGTCGTATAGGTTTTAATTCTATAAATGAAGCTATAGAAACAGTAAGTTATAAGTTATCAAATCTTCCAGTATATAAAGGAAAAACAATTCAAAAGAAATTGTACTATTATAATGGGACTGTAATCCCCTCATATCCACAAGAAGTATTAAAGATAATGAAAGATATAGATAACAAATAAAAACCCCGTATAAGTCAGAATTTTGGCTTACACGGGGTGTTTATTTTATTAATACCTATCTTCTTCTAGCTCATTTTCTAAATCTATGGCTTTTTCTAAAGAATCTGGTAATTTTGGTATTTTTATTGAATGTTTTATAGAATATTTTATACCTTCTATTTTATTTTTATGATAAATTTTATCTAATATTTTTTTCTTAAATTACTCTCTAGTAACTTCTTTATTTCTATTTTGTCTACATGAAAAACAAACAGCTCCTTGAGATGTATTTTTTCTTTCACACATCTCATCACAATTTTTACATTTAATTAAAATATATCCATTTCGCATATTTCTATTTCTTCTTTATTTTCTTGAAGTTTTTTTAATTCTTGTTTTAAAGCTATAAGCTCTAACTTTAAATCTATTTTATGAGATAATCTATCTTCTGATACTTTATCCCATAAGTTACTTCTTTCTTTACCTATAAATTCTTTAGCTAATTTATTATATTCATCACTAAATTGTGGCTTATAATAAATATGATGTCTTTGACATACACAGACTACAAGTCTTGAATCTGAAAAAGAAATAGCTTTAGCTCTAGTATGTAAATGCTCTGCTTGAAGTATGAGATTTCCATCTTTTCTAAATCCACCACAATTTCTATATTGAGGTGTTATCTTTCCTTGAAACTTTCTTAAAAAACAACCCCCGTCTCTTAATATTACTATTTCTCTTAAAGTCGCTTGTATTTCTCTTTTCAATTCTGAACTTGTTGATTGTCCTAAGATATTTAACTTTGTTTGTTTAAGATTATATGGTTTTTTAACTATTAAAGGTGTTTTTTTCATCTTTAATCTCCTATAACATTATCAACTGTAACAGTATTATCTAAAATAGGTGTATTTGTTACCATTGGAGTTGATATAGGTGCTGTATCTACTACTGGACTTGATACTGGTTGAATATAATATGATTTTCTAATTAATCCCCATGCTGTAACTAGAGAACCAAGAATTATTAAAATTTGATGAGATATACTAAGAATATTATCACTTGTAGTAATGATACCAAAATAATTAAGAGAGTTTACAAAAAAAGGAGATAGAAGTGTCATAACTCCCATAAATGTAACTGATAATTTACCTGAACCATCTGAACTTTGTAATGCGTTTAAAATTTTATCCATATTTTTATTTATTAATTATCTTTTAATCTAAAGAAATAGATACGGTATCCACCGTCTACTCTATATCTTTTTATCCAACTATCAAGAGTATAGTGAATATCAAATAATCCAGTATTTGAATTATTTGACATAATAGTATTATTTAATCCTACAATACCTACATGACCATTTGTCATATTTGGATTATCAAATAACTTATTTAATCCAGTTGGAGATAAAATTATATCTCCAGCTTTTATATCTGTTGTAATTTTTTCAAATCTTGTATCATTTATAAATATATTATACAACTGTGTTGTTGAACCTGACCCTGTAAAATCCATAATATCTTTAAGAATATTTGTAACACTAATAGCACAACCTACTTCTTTGTCTATTTGTCCGTGTTTATTTGTATTTAAAGATAACAAACCACTTACCAATAGTTTTTCACCATTTGATTTAAAATAGTTTGTTTGTAATAAATCTTTTATCATATTTGTATTATTATTTATCTTTTATATCTTCTAGTAATAACTGACATTGACCTATAATTAGATTATTATAAACTTTAGTTTCTTCTACTTCTTTTTTAATAAGAGAAAGATCCGCTATATCTATTTCTAAAAGTTTTTCATTTGCTAATTTATCAGCTAGTATATATATTTTCATTCCTCCTTTTGTTGAAGAATTTACTAATATTTGTCCTAAAGCTTGACCAAAAGTTAAATCAATATCTTTTCTATTTAAATCTTTTAATATAATTTTACAATTTATTTTCATTTTTTTTCTGATTAATATTTCTAATATCTATATTATACCATATAATCTAAAGTAGAATGTTTATATACACAAAAAACCACTTAATAAACTGGTTTTTTGTGTTTTATCTTCATTATTATAAATACATTTATATTATAGTACATTTTTCTCATCTGCAATAATAATTTTTAATACATATTCCATACCTAGAATAAAAGCTCTTTGCTCGTTTATACTCCATTTTTGAGGTATTATACTATTTTCTTTTTTATATTTTTGTAAAAGTTGTTTTTTAGCTTTGAGAGTATCTTTTATCCCTTGTTTAGTAATACGATTGATTATCATATTATTTTTAACTTATATAATTTAATATAAACCTTAAAATTTCAGCATTATTTAATTTTCTAGAATTAAATTCTTCTTTAAATATTTCTACTGGAAATCCTAATCTTGTTTCAAAATCAAAAGCTATAATAGGTAAACTTTCTTTAATAAATTCAATAACTTCATTTTTATTATTTTTATCTAATTTATCTAAATTATATTTTATTTGTTTTTGATATTTATTTAGTTTTTTCATATTATTCTTTCATCTTATTTATTGTTTGTAAAATATCCTTAAATGCTTGATTATATATAAATAGTTTTTCATCTTCATCTGCTTTTCCTCCAAAAATATTAAACCAAATTTTATCTGCATTTAACATTCGTCTTGTAAGTATCACCCTCTCCACTTCTTCTAGTGTTTGAAGGCGAGTTTCTTTCTTAACTTCTATTTCACAATTAATTAAAAGTCTACCTATAAATTCTTCTAATTCAGTTTTACTAGCATATCCAAATAATTTATCCCATTCTTTACCCCACTTGTTTAGTTTTATGTCCATAATAGTTATTGTATATTTATAATTTCATTTAATAATAAATTTGATCTTATATGATTTGCAATTTCTTTTATCTCTTCTACAAACTCTTTTCTTCCTTCCTCCTTTCCTCTTTGGTATGATTCCTTTTCAACTTGTTTACAAAAACCTTTAATAATAAATCTTTCTTTTTTACTTAAATCTCTAATAGCTGGATAGATTTCAAAATCCTCTTCCCATTTATTTTGTGTTTCTTTTGACATAGGTTTAACAATAATTTTTATTTGGATTTTGACATATATTTGTTAGTTATTTAATGTTAAGTTTTTCTTTCATCTCTTTAATATCTTTTTCACAGAAATAAATTGGAAGATAGGCTCCATTAATTTTTAATTTATTCTTTTCTAATGTTGGATTTTTAATTTCTTCTCTACAAATTTCACAGAAAAATCTTGATGTTGTTTCCATATTTTTATTTCCACCTATTTATTGACTAGTGGAGTTATTATTTCTTCTGGGTATCCTATAACTACTACATAACCAAATTCATCACACTTATTATTTTCACAATATTGTAGTATTCTGGATATTGACGGATTTAAAAAACTAAATCCGTCAAAACCTTGTGATATTTCTTTTAATTTTGTTTTACATTTTCTACATAACATATCTTTATTTTAAATTAATCATTTCATTTGTAAGGTGACTGATTTGTTCGTCTATGGATTGATTATAACCTTGTTCTTTAACTTTAAAAGCTTTTACAATATCTACAATACCAATACCATCGTCAATCATTATACTTTCAGGTATTTCTTTCTTCATTCCTTTTAATCTCTCTACTTCTGCTTCTAGGATTTGTTTGATAGTATCGTTTAATATATTTATAGCTCTCGTAGAATTTATATACAAATCGCCAGTTGAACCTATATATTTTTCGTTAGAGTTTTTAAATATATTTGTCTTCTGCTCTTCAATTATTTTGTTTATTGACATAGTTATTTAATATCATTATAAATCTTCACAACATCTTTATAAAAGTCTTCTAAAGTATAATCTGCTATATCACAATGACAACCTATTATTAATTCTAACCTAGATTTTATTAAAGGTAATTCTTTTATTCCTCTCTTATAACCTTTATCAAAACATTTACATATACATTCTCCATCATTAAATCTGCATATATGAGCTTTAAGTGCTTTATATTTTTTCATATTATTATTTAATCTTTACTTTATAACCTAACTTTTCTTCTAATAATGTTTCTGCTTCGGAAAGGGAGAGGGATTTAGGATTATGTATTGATAACCATTCGTTAAATCTTTCATAAACATTATGTATATCTTCTACTTTTTCTCCTTTATAGAAAAATTCATCATGAGTAAGTTTTAATATTTCTATTCCCTTTATATCAAATACCACAGTGTTTACTAAATTATTTTGAACATTAAAACATCCATCATTTTTAAATTCAATTTCTTTCACTTCCTCCTCTAGTTCTAAGTCATCTTCTGTGAAGCAACAAACACAATCAGTTATAAGTTTTTTATCTTTATCTAAAATATTGAAATAAGTAGTCCAATAATCATCTTCCCCAAGATATTCTACATATTTTCCATTTCTATTTTTAAAGACTCTACATCTCCCCTCGTGTCCTTCTTTTACTTTATATATTTGATTGATTTTTAACATATTAATTATTTTAATACCATTCTTCTTTAGGAACTTCTCTTAATACTTTTAATTTTGATGTTCTTACTTTTCCATCACAATCTTTTGAAACAATAATATCTTTAGGATTTACTTCACATTCTAATAAAGCTACATCTTCCCAATTTTTACCAAATAATATAGCCCAGTTTTTATGTGCAACATGTATTCCTTTAGAGCAAGAATTATTATTTTGATTATCTAATTCTTCTTCTTTTACTTCTCCTATTTCATAAGTAAATGATTTATTATAATCAGAAAAATATTTATTATTTTCTTTATGGACTGTTTTATACATAATTAACAATTTACCTTTATTTTCTATAGGATAATATTTTTGATATGTTTTTATATCTGGATTATTTTCTATTGTTTCTTTTATTTGAATAAAATTAACAGATTTAGATATTTCTATATCTATTTTATTGATACCAATTTGTCTTATTAAATTCATACCTTTTGCTATAATTTTTTTAGCAGAATAAAGTAAAACTATTGAAGCAAGACCAGTCATTAATAAGATAGTAGCGTTACCAGAAACATACTTGATAGTAGCGTTACCAGAAACAGACTTGATAGTAGCGTTACCAGAAACAGACTCGATAGTAGCGTTATCAGAAACATGAATATAAGCATTATCAAACTTTCTATTAATAATAATACTTTCTGTTGTATCTTTTATAATAATTTTTCCAATAAAATCATCTTTTATATTTTTAAATTCTTTTTGTGTTTTTACAATAATTTCTTTACTCATATTTTTTTTAAATAACTTATTAAATAAATTCATATTTTTTACCAATTTTCTGGTTTAATTAAATTTTTAGGTGAACCTCCAATAAATATTGCTTTCATAAGTCCTTCAGTAAATCCAGCAATGCCACAACCAACTTTTGTTAATAAAAACTCTTTATCATTATTTTCTTCACAACATTTATAAAGCAAATCTCTTGAACTTTGCAAATCTTTAATACTTACTTTATTCATTTCTTTATCAAGAGTTGGGAAAGCATAACTTTGTCCTGTTAGTCCTTCTCCTATTTCACTTTCTGCACCAAACTTTTCATTTGCTAATTTAGCAGCTCCTCCAAAATGATTTCCATTTAAGTTACTACCAAATACAAATATTTGATTATCTTTTAATTCTGTTATATTTTCTGGTGTGTGCATAGTTTTATTTTATTAAATCAATATATCTAATTGACAATTTACTTAAAGAATAAAAAACAAAAGAAAATAATAATATACATAAAATTATAAATAATATATTTTCAATTCTTTTTTCTCTTTTTTCTACTCTTATTCTTGACCCAAAACCATTATTAATTAATTTTTCCATATCTATTTTACTTTTTTTAATTGTTCTTGATAAAATTCAAGCATTTTACTATCTACCCATTTACAAAAATCTAAATAAACATCATTATGTGTTTTTTCTGATACATCTCTTATTTGATGTTTCCAAAAAGAAATTATTTCTTGTCTTTTTTCTTGAGCCCAACTTCCTTTTTGTGGTTTAATTTCTATTTTATTACCACCAACTTTTAAATCTAAAATTGATTGAGTTTTAAATTTATATTCATACATAAATTCTCCATTGTGTAGAGATTTTTTTCCAGTATCTGGTATTTCTCCTATTAGAGTTATAATTACTTCTTTATTTTCATAACCTTTTTCTAAGTGTTTTTCCATTTCAGCACCTCCTCCTATTTTAATTTTAATTGTGTCTCTCATAATTATTTAAGTTTATATATTTTAGTCATTGTGTAATCTTTTCCTACAAAACCCACAACTTCTATAATTTCTACTTCTCTTAATTCCTTTATTAATATTCTTGCATTTGCAAAAGATAAATTAAGTTTTTCTTGCACTTCTCTTCTTGTTAAAGGTTTTTTACTTTTTTTAAATAACTCTATAACAGGTTGATGTCTTTTTGTTATTTTTACTACTTTTTTTTTAATTGTTTTTTGCGTCATATTCTGAATTTTTTATACTTAATGATACTTTCTATCACTTTATTATTAAATCTTCTCTAAAGTCTAAATTTTAAGCTACAGAGTGTCTTATAGAGTGAGTATAGGATAGGAGTGTGCTAATCACTCGTAAGCATTGTTTAATTCTCCCATAAATAAACATTTCTATCCTATTTTCACCCTATAAGGTGAATTTTTTATTAAAAAGGAATGTCGTCTACATTTAATTCTTTTTCAGTATTATCTGTATTATCTTTTTTTAATAATTCGTTAAGATAACTTCTTGAAATTATTATATATTCATCAACTTTTGTCCCGTCTTTTCTTTCATATCCATTGTCTAATTTTCCTGAATAGAAAGCACCTTTATCAGTTTCTTTTAACCAAACACCACCAACTATTTTTTTATTCTCATATTTATCATCTGAGATTGATATATTATGTGATTGATTTTTTGTATTTTTAAGTTCACTAAGTGGAGTATCATTTTTTCTAAAAAGAGATACATTTTTATAAATTGTTTTATCTATCATAAATTTTAATATTCTATTTCATTATTAATCTCTTTATTAATTTCTTTTGTTTTATTCTGAAATTCATCAGTATCGGCGTCTTTTGTATCATCAATACAGAATAATCCATTTAAAGCATATTTTCTTGCATAAGAAGAAGTTGCTCCTGTTATTTGGCTATCATCCATTCCTTTTTTATCAAGACTTTCTCTTGCAAAAGCATTTACTGAAATATTATCTTCTCCATCTGAAAAAGTTGCTGTTGCTTTTACATAATATCTTTCTCCAATTTGGATTATGTCGTCTGATATTGTTAAAGATAATTTTCCATTTAAAATAGGTTTTACTGCTTCTAAAATATCTTCCGCACTTCTATATTTATATTTTCCAAAATTATTTGTTTGTCCTTTTGGAGCTTTTAAAATATTTTGCACTTCTGCTAATTTTGTATGTATATTTGTTTTTTCTTCCATAATTTTATTTATTCTTGTGTTATTTCTATATCACTTCCATCAAAATCAAATCTATCTACATCTGATTGATAATCTTCATCATTAAATTCTCCTTTCTTTTCTTTTTCTGTCATATTCTTTAAAGGATTATTTTTATAATAAATTTCTTTATTTAATATATATTCATTTATATCTTTTTTCTTTTCTTCTAAACCTTTTAATTCTATTTCTAATTCTTTTACTTCTTTTTGAAGAGAATCATTATCTAATCTATTTTCATTTTCAATTTGCCACTTTTTATTTTCTATAAGTATTTTTACAACTTTTATTTTTTCTTCGTTTGTCATATTTATCTTGTTAATGAAAATCTTGTAAAATTTACTGATACCATATCTACTATATTTGGTATATCATGACTATATCCTGTTTTTAAATCTGTTTCCTTTATTGATGTTATTATTATTTTCATATATTTTTTTATTTCTACGATTTTGTTCTATTTCCATTTTTTCAACTGGAGTTACATATATTAAAGGTTCTATTAATTCTTCAAAAAATTCTCTCATAATTATTTTATTATTAAATACTCCTAGTAATTGGAGATTAATTTATCTGATTTCTAACCCATGTTTTGTTTACAATTAACTTATCTATAATAAGTATATATCATGTTAGAAAATAATGCAAGTATTATAAATTAATAATTGGGGATAACTCATTTTTTTCTTTATTTTTAAGCTTATCATCTGCTTCTCTGTGATGAACTGGACATAACCAAATAATTTTTAAAGGTTGATTATAATCTTCATGATGAGCTTGTCCTTTTGGTTTATCACATATAGCACAATTACCTCTTATTAATTTACCTGTATAAATAAGGTTATTGATTATACTTCTTGCTTTTACTTTTTCAGGGTATCTTTTTTGACTATTTATTTCATTATGATAACCATTTTCTTTTCTCCATTTTTTATTATATTCACGATTATAAGCTCTTAGTTTTTTTAAGTTTTTTTGTCTATATTCTGTATAATATTTATTATATTCTTCTTTTGTTTTGAATAATTTTAAATTAGGCATAAGTTAAATAATCTTTTAAATAATTTTCATCTGATAAAATTTCTTCTGTTATTAAAATACCCTTTCTAAATTTCTTATATCCATAAATTCTTTCGTATTCATTTCTTCCACTTTTAAAATCTTTTATCATAGACTTTTTTGTTTTATATTCTTTACCATTAAAAAGATATCCAATAATAACTTTTTTATTATATAAACTATCTTCTAAACTTAATTGTTTATCATCTTTTCTATATAACCACATTTCATTTTCATTTTTATAATATGGTGATTTTTTAAA